GTTGACCCGGCAGCCGAGATGAAGCAGCTGGGCCCCAATGGTGGCGCAATCGTCAACGGCATGGTGGACTGGGCTCGCGGCTTGGTCAACAAGGGTGTCTGGTCAAAGGATGACTTTGAAGAGTTCAAGATCATGGGTGGCACCGCTCGCGGCATCACCGCGCTGATGAAGGTGCGCGAAGCCTATGAGGGCAGAGTGCCAACCCAGAGCGCCCCGCTTGAGGGCGCACCCAGCAAGGATGAGCTCTACCAGATGGTCAACGATCCGCGCTACAAGACCGACCCCGGCTACCGCACCAAGGTCGAAAAGATGTTTCACGCAAGTTTTAAGTAATCTCTCCAAGGCAAGCAGTTGCCCTTGACCCAGCTTCGGCTGGGTCTTTTTTGTGCAACACCCAAACCTACCTATTGCGTTGTGGCAAAAAAGTCATACAATCCGGCCAAGGCCCACCGGGCAACCGACCCTTACCGCAGTGGATGCTGACGACTGGCTGGCGATACTAGCAAGCATTCGGCCCTGACTATCAGGCTTACCGGCGCGAGAACCCTGTTTTTTCAACAACCGAATGAGGTATCCAAATGAGCATTTCTTTAAGCAATGCCTTCGTTACTCTCTTCGACGCGGAAGTCAAACAAGCCTACCAAGGTAAGGCAATGTTGGTTCCGGCGGTTCGCCAGCGTCGTGGAGTCGAAGGTTCAACTGTTAAGTTCCCCAAAGTGGGCCGTGGCGTTGCCACTGTTCGCGTTCCCCAAACTGATGTCACCCCTCTGAATGTTGGCTTCAGCTCTGTCACTTTGACATTGTCTGACTTCAATGCAGCAGAGTACAGCGACATCTTCTCGCAAGCCAAGGTCAACTTCGATGAGCGCCAAGAATTGGTGCAAGTTGTTGCTGGCGCTATGGGCCGTCGTCAAGACCAAATGATTCTGGATGCCTTGTCTGGCTCCAGCACCAGCTTGACCGTTGCCAACAGCATTGGTGGCGCAACAACCAACATGAACATTGCCAAGCTGCGCGAAGCAAAACGTCTGTTGGACAAAGGTAATGTGCCGCCTGATGGCCGTCACATCATCATCCACGCCAACGGTTTGTCCAACTTGTTGTCCGAAACCAGCGTGACCAGCTCCGACTTCAACAGCGTTAAAGCGCTGGTGCAAGGCGAGATCAACACCTACTTGGGATTCACTTTCCATGTGCTGGGTGACCGTTCCGAAGGTGGCTTGCCAATCGACGGCTCTCTTGACCGCACATGCTATGCATTCCACAAGGATGCAGTTGGCTACGGTGAAGGTATCGCCATGCGCACCGAGATCAACTACATCGCCGAGAAGACTTCTTGGTTGGTGAATGAGGTCTTCAGTGCTGGCGCTATCGCCATTGACGATGAAGGTATCGTCAAGATCACCTGCCGTGAAACTTAATCTAGGAGAACAACATGGCATTTTCAAGCACTGGCTTTAACACTGTTGGCGGTCAATCAAAGGCTGGCAATGCACCCTCGATTTATACCTACGCAAGCGCTGATGCACAAACTGTGATTCGCGTTTCTGGTTATTTCAATTCGGTTGCATCCATCCTCAAGGTTGGCGACATCATTTTCTGCTACTCGGCAACTGGTGGCACACCTGTAATGTCTACCGCTTATGTGGTCAGCAACGCCTCTGGCGTGGTTGACATCACTGACGGCGTGACAGTTACCGCAACCGATACAGATTAATTCTGAGTCGGAACAGTTGGGCCAGCCACTGAGTATTCGGGGGCTGGCCTTTCTCACATTGAGAGGTTCAAATGGCTGCTGGTGACACTGGTGTATCAATCTGCTCTGATGCCTTGCTTCTGATTGGAGCGAAGGCAATTTCGTCTTTTAACGATGGCACTGACGAGTCAAGCGTGTGCGACCGACTCTACCCAGACATTCGTGATTCCACCCTGTCCATGTACCCATGGAGCTTTTCGATGAAGAAGGTGCAGCTTGCACAACTCATCACCACCCCAACAACTGTTTGGCGCTACGAGTACCAGCTACCCGGCGACAAGCTATCCAACCCGCGAGCTGTGTACAACAGCGCCAACCCCGGCAGCCCGGTCCAAAAAGACTGGGAGATCCAAGGCGACAAGCTGCTCACCAACCTGACCAGCGTCTTCATTGACTACCAGTTCAGCGTGCCTGAGTACGCGATGCCCCAATACTTTGTGCAGCTCATGAAGTACATGGTCGCTTGGCACATTGCCGAGACTATTACCGAGCAACAGGACAAGTCTGCCAAGTGGCAGCGCGTGGCCACTGGCGATGTCTCTGAGAATGGCCGTGGCGGGTACTTCCGCACTGCCGCCCAGATCGATGGCCAGAACAACCCTGTGCGCATCATTGAAGACTACAGCCTGATCGCAGTGAGGAACTGATGCCACGCTTTGTAGAGTTCACCACCAACTTTGCGACAGGCGAGCTTGACCCTTTGCTTCGTGCGCGGGTTGACCTGACCGCCTACAACAATGCGCTGGCCAAGGCCACCAACGTGCTGATCCAGCCGCAGGGTGGCCTTCGCCGTAGACCCGGCACAAAGCATGTATTCGAGCTGCCAAACGCCTCTGCTGGAGCTTCTAGCGCTGGCGCTGGCGTGCGGTTGGTGTCGTTCCAGTTCTCGGTGGCCGACAGCTACATGTTGTGCTTCACGCACAACCGCATGACTGTGATCAAAAACGGCGCTGTGGTGGCCAACATCAATGGCACTGGCAACAACTACCTGACCACATCAATCACCAGCGACATTGTTGATGACATGTGCTGGACCCAGTCTGCCGACACGTTGATCGTTGTCCACCCTGACTTGCAGCCGGTGCGCATTACGCGAACCAGCGACACAGCGTGGACGGCCACATCAATCACGTTTGACAGCATTCCAAAATATGCATTCACTTTGGCGGCAACCAACCCAGCGGCAACCCTGACACCAAGCGCCGTGTCTGGCAACGTCACATTGACCGCGTCTGCTGGCGTGTTTTCGGCAGGCAATGTCAACCAGTACGTCAACGTCAACACCCAAGGCCGGGCTCGCATTGTTGAGTACGTCAGCGCTACTGTGGTCAAGGCCATCACTGAGTACCCATTCTTTGACACCTCTGTGGTGGCATCTGCTGGTTGGGAGCTTGAGACCGGCTACGTTGATGTGTGGTCTGCCGGTAAAGGCTGGCCGCGCACCGTGACCTTCCATGAGGGCCGTTTGTACTTTGGCGGCAGCAAATCACGCCCATCGACCATCTGGGGTTCCAAGATCGGATTGTTCTTTGACTTCGTTCCAACTGAGTCGCTGGATGACGATGCTGTCGAGGCGACACTGGACACCAACGATCTGAACGTGATCACTGACATTATCAGTTCGCGTGACTTCCAAGTGTTCACCACTGGCGGCGAGTTCTTTATTCCGCAGGCTGGCACTGACCCTGTGACCCCGCTGACATTTACCTTCAAGAACGTGTCACGCAATGGCATCAAGCCCGGCACGCGGGTGCAGTCGGTGGAGTCTGGCTCGATCTACATCCAGCGCCAAGGCAAGTCTTTGAACGAGTTTGTCTTCAATGACACCCAGCTCACCTACATCACCCAGCGTATCTCGCTGCTGTCTGGTCACTTGCTCAAGGGGCCGCAGCGTGTTGCCCTGCGCAAGGCATCCAGCACTGAAGAGGCTGATTTGCTGTTGATGACAAACACCGACGATGGCAGCATGGCTGTGTTCAGCATCATGCGCAGCCAGCAGGTCACCAGCCCATCTGAGTTCACAACCGATGGCAGCTTCCTTGATGTCGGTGTTGATGTCAATGAGATCTATGCCGTGACCAAGCGAACATTCAACAGCGTTGATAGATACTTCATTGAGTTGTTTGGCTTTAACTATTTCACCGACTGCGCATTTGTCGGCGGTGCAGCAGCCAGCGCAAGCGGCCTGCCCCATATTGCCAAATCGCTGAACGTGATTTGCGATGGCTCACCACAAGGTAACGAGACCGTGAGCGGTGGCGGCGCTGTGACCTTTGACAGAGCAAGCACAACCAGCTACGAGGTTGGCCTGCCAATCTCTGTCTATGTGAAGACCATGCCTGCCGAGGTAAAGCTGCAAACCGGCAGCCGGGTGTCGTTCAAGAAGCGGATTGTGGAGATCAGCGCTGTGGTCAATAAGACTCAGAACCTGATCATCAATGACCAGCCGGTGGCCTTCAGATTGTTTGACAACCCCATGCTGGATGATCCGATCCCAGAATTCACAGGCATCAAGCGCATAAATGGAGTGCTTGGTTACAGCCGCGAGCAATCCATTGTGGTGTCTCAAGATCTGCCGGTCAAGATGAACCTGCTTGGCTTGGACTACCGAGTGGCTGTTTTCTCAGGAACATGACATGGCAACATCAGTAACCCCCGGCGATGTGACTGGAGTAGCAGGCCTGATTGGCGCATACGGTGAAGCCGAGGCGCAAAGAGCTGCTGCGATCAACCAGCAAACAAGCTACCTGCTGCAAGCGCGTGACACGCTGGCTGTGGCCGAAGTGCGTGCGGATATGTCCGAGCAGTATGCAACGATTCAAGCTGGGCGCACCATTAAGAAGGCCGAGATCGAGGCGCAGAACTACACCATTGCTGGCAACACCCTGCTGAAGAACATGCGAGCAACAAATGCTGCTGTGCGTGCAAGAGCTGCGGCAAGCGGCGTGGTGCTGGGTGAAGGATCTGTCCAAGCTGTGCAGCGTGAGAACGTGGCCGCAACCATGCGCGATGTTGGCATCTCTGATCTCAATGCGCTGACTGCAAGGGTGCTTGGCTTTGAAGATGCCAGCGCCATGCTGCAATCCAATGAGTATCAGAACTACTTGAACTTGTTTACAGCACAACGGCAAGCCGGTCAGTTTGAACAAGCTGGCGCAGCAGCCCGAAAAAGAGGCGGCATTCTTTCCACTGCAACGCTGCTCAAGGGTGGCGTTGAATATTTGAAAGTCAAATAAGCATGGCCACCAGAATCGAATCAGGACAAATGCAATTGCGATCTGTTGGCGGTGTGCCGATGGCCCAAGTTCAGCAGCAACAGGTTGACTATGTAGGGCCTCGCGAACAAGCGCAGACGGCAAATGTGTTGGCTCAAGTTCTTGACCGCATGAGCGCCAGCGCATTCCAGACTGCCGGTGTCATGCGCCAGCAAGAAGGCTTGCAGTTTGCTGCACAAAACCCGCTGACATCCGAGCAGATCGAGTCTGCCAAAGGTGGCATGACTATGGGCATGGGTGGTCGCGGTGAGGCATCTTCGATCAGCAGCACAAGCTCGATGAACTTTTTTGACCAAGCTGTGGCCAAGGCTCGCAGCCTTGAGCTGTCTGGTCACTTTGAGATCGAAGGCCGCAATGAGCTGGTCAAGTTACTGGCTGGCGTTGAAGATGGTAGTGTTACATCTGCACAAGTGAGCGACAAGATCAAGACCATGACGGATGGCTACTCAAAGTCGCTGGCCAACATTGACCCAGAAGCATCGATCAAGTTCCGCGCTACCATGGCCACGCATGGCAACACCGTGCTGAATGCCGCTTACAAAGAAGAGTTGCAACGCAAAAAAGCAAAAGATATTGCTTTGTTTGACCTTGACTTTGACAACAATATTGCACTTCTTGAGAAAACGGTTTCGCAGGGCTTTTGGATGGAAAAGGGTCAGAAACGATCCATTGATGAGCTTGTTGCTGTGTTTAGATCAGACATATATAACCAGTCATTATTGCTTGGTGACAAAGCCATACAGATTGAATACAGCACCAAGTTTGAGACCGCGCTTCGCACAGCCAAGATCAACTCTGTGACCAAGGCTTTGATGTCCGACGAGAACATGGTTGACCCAGAGCGCACCCTGCAAAAGCTCAGAAGCGGCGACCTTGGCGACATGAGCCCTGTGCTGCAACAAATGATTGTCAACGACTTTGATGCTGTGGCCAAGGTAACCGCCAACTACATGGTGGCCGTCAACAACCGCAAGTCAGTCGCTGATGCCAAGGCCGCTCAAATTAAAAAAGACGGCGAGGCCCAAGCCATCAACCTGCTTGAGCAGATCTTTCCGCTGCCTGATGGCAGCCCCAAGAAGAAGCAGCTTCTCTCCCAGCTCACTGCCCTGCCGGAAGGGTCTGTGCCGATTGGCACGCTCAAAGACCTGCTGGCCCCAAGCGGTGAAGGCAACGCTGCCGTCAACTTCAACTTGCTTGCTGGCATCTACAACAACACCATCACCCAACCATCCCAGATCTGGGGACTGGTCGGCAAAGGCATCACTGGCAAGGACG